CGAAATCGGCAATAAGCCGCTTATGGCGGTGAAATACAGCAAGGACGATAACGAGATTACCCGCTACTCCATTTATACGGAGAACCGCTATCTGCGTGAGTTGGCTCTCAAGATGTACGATGAGTTCTCTATCGTCTCCCTCGGTGCTGACCGTACCTATTCGGATTACTTCTATGCTGATGAAATCAATCAGCTTGAGGAAAATCTGAAAACCATCAACAACAAAACTCTCAAGAGGTCGTATGGCAACCCTCCGACCTATGTAGCAAACGGCAACACAATGGATTTTGCAGAGCTGAATCGGTTGGAACGCGCCATACTTGACCTCTACGACAGACTCACCAATGAGTCTGAGGGGAGAAGAATGTTCACTTGGAATTTTGGAATGAGAGGAGGAGACCTGTAAATGTCTTGGGAACTGTTACCCGTAAATTATACGGACGCTGTGTGGAGCGGTCTAAAACGGTACAACACCATCACCAATGAGGACGGTACGGTATCGTTCCAAGATGTGACTGCTTACAGCAACAAAGAAAAGTCCTTTTTTGGCGCGAGAGACGCGAACCGTATGAACGAAGCTCTCAATACCCTTATGTCGATGGTAGAAAACGGTTCTGACCTGTACGAAGCGTTTCAGAACTATTTCACCACACAGAAAGGGCTTTTTGAGAACGAAGCGGACTCCAAGCAGGACGGTTTTACCGCATATATTACTGCTTTGGAAGCGGAGGGGGACAATGTAATTAACTCCCTTAAAACTGATTATCGCACGGAAATGGACACCTTTGAGAGTCAGCAACAGGCACTATTCACGACTTGGTTCGAGTTCGTCAAGAGTCAGCTCGGAGAAGATGTTGCCGGAAATCTGCAAAATCAGATTACTGCTCTCGACACCAAAACGGACGGTTTTGACCCGCGCACAACTACTTTCTCTGCCGATGGAAAGACCATCACGGAAATCGACTCGGCAGGAAACAAGAAAATCGAAACCGTGTTCACTTCCGATACAGTTATCACGCAAAAGCTCTATAAGAAAGAGTCAAACGGAAGTTATTCCCTCGTAAACACTAAGACCATCACATTCAGTGCAGACGGTCTAAACATCACAGAGGAGGTAGTGTAAATGTCTTGGGCAGAAGCAAAATGGACTGTTGACAGCCTGTTGCAGAAAATCGGGCAAGCCCCGAACAACATGAGGAGCTTTATCGCATACTCGCTTTCCGCGACCAGTATCGGCTTGAAGTTCCAAGAACCCGCCGACAGCTATGACGCGAACAACAATCTGATTTGTTCTGTGGGCGGTGTAATGATTCGCATGAGCGATACTGGTTATCCTACAAAGCCCTCAGAGGGGACGCTTGTAGTAAACAACACCAATCTCGGCGCGTATGTCAACACACCCTTTACGGTGAGCGGACTCACCAAGGGTAAAAAGTATTATTTTTCCGCTTTCCCGTATTCCGTACAGGGCGTTTACAACCTGTCGAGCAATGCGGCAAACAGAGCGGACGCGACTCCCGCCGCAGGTGAAATCGCCAATGTCACCATTTCTATTGACGATGATTCCGCATTTTCCAGTGTGGTAGTCACTTGTGTCGATGAAACGGAGTCTGCGTCTACGCAGTCGGCAACGCTCACCAAAACGAAGAAAACGGCTTCCTTTGTCGTGCCTATCGGTCATACCTATCATATCGAGTACGGCGCGGAGGACGGGTACAGCAAGCCGGATAACACTACGCCGAAAGTTTCTGTGGCAGGTACGACCTCGAACTACACCGCAACCTACTACTACTTCACGGCTACGATTGCCGTTACCTACCCCGCAGGAGCAACCTGTACCTGTGAGTGTGGAAGCACAAAGTACACCGCCCCTAATACCTCCGGCAGTCACACTTTCCAAGTGCATAATGTCGGCACATGGACGGTAAAGGCGGTTTCCGGCTCTGATACAGACTCTAAGTCAGTATCTATCACTTCCTCCGGGCAGTCTCGCAGTGTGGAGCTGTCGTTCGTAAAAATCTACGGTATCAGCCGGGATATTACGGCTACCTCTCCCGCTTGGGCGAGAACGGATTCCGCTGTCGGCAAGACTGCTACCGCAACCGTAGGTACTACAGCAGGTTCGAGTGACTTCAACAACTGTTACCCTTGGAGCGGCATTGTCCGTGAAACCTTATCCACGGGAGATGTGATGGTGAAAATCCCTAAGTTTTGGTATCGCCGTTACCGTAGTGGAAATGTGGAATATCTCAAGATTGCGGATAAAGCCACGAGCGGGTTCACGCTTCACCCCGCGTTCAATCACGGCGGTGTGGCAAAGGATTATCTCTATGTGGGTGCTTATAAGACCACGAGTGGTAACAAGTCCGCGTCCGGTGTAAGCCCGTTGGTAAATCAGACGAGAGCGACCATGCGTTCCAACGCGAAAGCAAAGGGTACGGGTTGGGGTATTATCGACATTGCCGCACTCTCCGCGATTCAAATGTTGATTCTCGTGGAATTTGCCAACAACAATGTGCAGTCTGTCATTGGGCGCGGCTACTGCGACAGTAACAGCTCTGCTCTCAGCACAGGCACTTGTAACAATGTCAGTGGTCTCACGGGCAGACCTGCCGGAACAGACGGCAAGGTTGATGTGGTTTGGCGCGGTATCGAGGGTCTGTGGGGTAATGTGTGGGAATGGGTCGATGGTGTCAACTGGAACAACGGCACTTACTATGTGTGCAACGACCCGTCCAAGTACGCGGACGATACCACTACGAACTACACCGCCCTCTCCTTTAAGGGAGCAACCAACTGGTCTTCCAGTTATATTACGCAGGAGGGTCTTGACACTGGCAGTAATCCTCATGTCATGCTACCGTCTGCCGCAGGTAGCGGAAGCGAAACGACCTATGATTGTGACGCTTGTTGGTCTTCTACAGGTTGGCGCGTCTTCCGTCACGGCGGTAGTTGGGGCGATGGCTCGGGCTGTGGTCTCTTTGCGGCTCCTTTGCACGCTGACTCGTCCGGCTCGAACTCGGCCCTTGGGTCGCGCCTGCTTTATATCCCCTCCTAAGGGGGTGCGGGGGATTTTCTCCCCCGCATAAGTGGGTCGATACAAAACAGATAGAACTTTATAAGGCGAACAGTAAAAGCGCGTCTTCCAACACGGCGGTAATTGGAACAATGGCTCGAAATGTGGTCTCTTTACGGCTAATTTGAACAATGACTCGTCCAACTCGAACTCGAACATTGGGTCGCGCCTACTTTTGTTATACAGCACAAACCTATACAAGATACTGTCTCGCCGTACCCATTGGTAAAAAATAGTTTGGAGGGATAGGGTTAGTAAGTCTCTTGAAACCCCTATAAGAAACAAAAGCAATGAAAAGAATTGGCTTTCTACACGAACAGATAGTTTCAGAAGAAAATTGCAGACTGGCTATCATAAATGCCGCAAAGCATAAGAAAAAGCGCAGAAATGTTCAAAAAGTCATGGATAATTTGGATTTCTACGCGAAAGACCTGTCTGAGCGGTTGGTTCGTTTGGATTTCACCTCACCGTATCGGACTCGTATCATAAAGGACGGTCTGTCGGGGAAAGAGAGGGAGTTACAGATTCCTGCGTTCTATCCCGACCAATGCGCCCATCACGCTATTGTGCAGGTGCTACAGCCGCTCATTATGAAATCCTCCTATTATTGGAGCTGTGCCAATATCCCCAACAGAGGGATTGACCGCGCCGCTAAAGGAGTGGAACGAGCGACCATGCGAGACATCAAACACGCGAAATACTGCGTGAAGATGGACATTCACAAGTTCTATCCGTCAATCCCGCACGACAAGCTCAAGGAACATTTACAGCGGAAAATCAAGGACAAAAAGGCACTTGATATTATCCATTTGGTAATCGACTCATACCATAGTTCTCCCGGACACGGTATACCTATCGGGAATTATACCTCGCCGTGGCTTGCAGAGTTTTATCTACAGTCGTTGGATTACTTCATCAAGCAAACCCTCGGTATACGCTATTATGTCCGCTATGCCGATGATTTAGTCTTGATTGATAATAACAAGCGGAAGCTCCGAAAAGCAATGTACGCGGTCATGGAGTTTGTAGGAAAACTCGGCTTGGAGATAAAGCACGATTACCAGTTATTTCGTATTCAACGAAACTGCAAAAGCAGACAGCACCGTAGAGGACGAAAGATTGACTTTGTAGGTCGCTGTTTCGGTATCAGAACCACAACCATACGAAAAAGACGCGCTCTCGCTCTTATGCGGCAAAGCCGCCACATTCGGAAAATCCAAAAACGAAACGGAGTCGTATCGTTCCGTATGGCGGCGGGTTTCCTGTCACGGTGTTCCTGTTTCAAGCATACTGACTCGCTCGGTATGAAAAAGAAATATTACGATACAGTCAAAATCAAAAAATTAAAGGAGGTAGTCAGAAATGAGAGTAAAAGGAAATGTCTCCCCCGTAACACTGTCAATGGAGTCTTACCTGCCGTTGGAGGGGTATGTAGAGGTCAGACTGCGTGAAAACATCAAAGAAGTCACTGACACTGACCCGCAGACGGAAACCTCTGTCACCATGTTCGAGTATGATGAGTACACTTTCCTCTTGAAAGACCGTGAGGGCTTGCAAGAGGACATCGAGAACAATCTTAGCGATTGGCTCATCACTGGCAGAACGCTTGAGGTCAACGAAAGCGCAAGTATCGTGCAGGACATGAAAGCCGCACTGGAAATTTTGGAGGTGAACAGATAATGGCACAGCTTTATATCGACAACGCGAAAAAGCTAAAGGTTCGGATTGACAATAATCAGAAAATTGTCGATACCGTGGAAGCGGCAGGTGGTATTGAAACCACTCTCACACAGTCTGACAAAATTGGCTTTGACTGGCTGAACTTCTATGTGAACAAGGTTTTGGTTCGACAGGAATACAAAGAACAGGAAAATCCTGTTGGCACTGCCGATAACCCATTTGTATGGGAAAAAAGCATGGCTCTTATCACAAACGGGTTCTATGTCCATGATGGTGTCCGTAAGGTTTGGGTCGGTGAGACAGGCGTTACCGCCGCGTGGGACGATAGTAATTGGGAGGTCATGCAATTGTAAATCCTCACATTAAATGAAAGGAATTTAGCTAAATGGTTTCTGAAAGCACACTGATTATCAGTATTGTGGGGGCGGTCTTTGCAAGCACAGGTTTTTGGGCGTTCCTCACAAGTCTTATCCAAAGCAAAAAGTCCAAAGACAGCGCGGAGGGACAAATGCTGAAAGGTCTTGGACACGACCGCATTTGCTATCTCGGTGAGTGTTATATTCAGCGCGGGTATATCACCAAAGACGAATATGAGAACCTGCATGATTATTTATACTTACCGTATAAAAAATTGGGTGGAAACGGTACTGCCGAAAAGATTATGAAAGAGGTTGACCGTCTCTCACTCAAGGACAAGGAGGATTAAACCTATGGAAGAAAAGTCATATTTCCAAACTCACGGCGAAGAAATCACGCCGGAAATGTTGGACGAACTGAGTAACGGGAAAGGAGAAGACGAAGATGAGTAACAGCCCTCTCGTAAACTACACGCGGATTTCCCCCAATAAGACAAGTCCGCGCAAGAACAAAATTGACACTATCACCATTCACTGTGTCGTAGGTCAGTGTTCTGTGGAAACACTCGGCAATGTTTTTGCCCCGACCTCCCGACAGGCAAGCTCCAACTATGGTGTTGGCGCGGACGGTAAAATCGGTATGTATGTCGAGGAGAAAGACCGCTCGTGGTGTACTTCCAGTGCGGCGAACGACAACCGCGCTATCACCATCGAGGTAGCAAGCGACACCAAACACCCTTATGCAGTGAACGACAAAGCGTATGCCGCAATGCTCGACCTTGTGACCGATATTTGCCGCCGTAACGGTATCAAGAAGCTCGTGTGGAGTACAGACAAGAACAAACGCATGAATCACCTTGACGGTTGCAATATGACCGTTCACCGCGATTATGCGAACAAGTCCTGTCCCGGTGATTATCTGTATAATCGTCACGGCGAAATCGCGGCAGAGGTCAACAGGCGGCTCGGTGCGGCAGTTGGTACTCCGACTGAGGACAAGCCTACTACCAGTTCTGTCAAGGCGGGAGATACCATTAAAATCTCCTCCACGGCTACTTACTACGGCGGTAAGGCAATTCCCGCTTGGGTGAAAGCAAAGAACTGGATTGTCCGCGAGGTCAGCGGTGACAGAGCGATTATCGACAAGTCTGTGGACGGGAAGAACGCGATTTGCAGTCCCATCAACACGAAGTATCTGAGTGTCGTTTCTGCCGCTTCTACGCCCCCTCAGAGCGCGTGGATACCGCAGGTAGGTGATTATGTCTCGTTCATTGGAAAAACGCACTACGCAAGCTCCAACGGCGATAGAGCGGTGTCCTGCAAGGGTGGTAAGGCGAAAATCACACAAATCTATGCAAAGGGCAAGCACCCTTATCATCTTGTCCATGTCGATGGCGAGTCTACGGTCTACGGTTGGGTTGACCGCAATACTTTCACCAAAGCGTAAAGGAGGTTGACGGTATGTGGAGGGTAAAGAAAAAGCCACCGAAAGAATTTTCAAAGAAAATCCTCATCGTGGCAGGAATTATCAATGCGGTCGTTATCGTCTTTACGATGGTAATGATTTGGCGTACTCTCGACCTTTCTCCGCTTGCCTACCTTATACCGTCAGTAGCCGCCGAAGTTGCCACGGGTACGGGATTTTATTACTCAAAAGCAAAGGTCGAGAATCGTATAAAATTGATGAGACAAAACAAAGTCACACCAAACGAAACACATTTTTCTGAAAATTACTGAGGAGGTATCACCATGACTGACATTACCAATGTTGTTTCCGCTGTTATCACCCTGCTCGTAGCAGTCATTACCACTTTCCTTATCCCTTATCTGAAAGAGAAAGTAGACGCTGAGAAGTTCGAGAAAATCAAGGCGTGGACGAAAGTTGCGGTCGAAGCCGCAGAAATGATTTACAACGGTGCGGGTCGCGGCGCGGAGAAGAAAGCCTATGTACTGGAATACTTGAACAGCAAGGGTTATAAGCTCGACTCCGACACCATTGACAAGCTGATTGAGTCCGCTGTCCTTGAACTGAAAAAGAGCTGATTTAACCCCGTTCAAGTAGTTAAAGTAGTGGAAAATCCGTTTTTGCGTGTAACTTCCTCTAAGTACGCGCGTATTAGGTGAAAGTTTACGCAAAAACCGAAAAACAACTACTTTAACTACTTCATCTCGTCCCGTGGCAAAGAAAAAGAACGCCGATTCAATCAGCGTTCTCTATCCTATAAACAAATCCAAAGGTGTGTTTGATGAAGAACACAGAGTTCGGATTTGCACTTTTTGGTGGACTTGATAAGTCCAAATCCGAAATAGTAGCGGTATTATTTTCGCCGCTGTAATTGTAGGTTATGACAATCTTATCATCATAGACGAAAACGGCGTGAACAAAGGTATCAATAAGCTGCTGGCGGTATTTTTCGCTTGTTATGTCGCCGTCCTTAAAGCTGGAAATCCAATAAATAATTTGTTCCCTGCTGATGATCCGCCGCGCAATGCTTTCTTTTGCAATCTCTATTTCAACATTGCGCTTTTCGTCCTCTAATTCGGTCAAGCGGGTTTTCGTGCTTTCGGTTATGATCCCCTTTTCAATCGCGGTCATAATGTTTTTGATAGAAACTTGAATTTCAGCAAGGGAGTTTTCCAAATAAAGCATTGTCCCGCTTTCGGCGGCTTCCGCCTTCTGCAATTCAACAAGCCGATCCGCGATCTTCTCTATAACATCGTCTTTCAGAATGTCCGTAACGGTACGCTGGATCACTAAATCTTCGATCCAGTCTTTTTTCACGTTACTTTTGTCGCAGGCCTTTTCACGCTTCTTCTTGACGCAGGCATAGTAATAATACTTCTTGCCCGTCTTGCTTGTGCCGCTTTCTCCAACCATAGCGGAGCGGCATTTACCGCAAAACAGCTTTGTTGAAAGCAAATAGTTTATTTCCGCCTTCGCTCTTGCGGGGGCTTTTTTGTTTTGCTCCATACGCAACGCCACCATTTCAAATAATTCTTTGTCGATGATCGCCGGAATGCCGCCGACGATCTCCCCATACTTTGTTTTGTAAATGCCTATGTACTTCTTGTTCGTCAAGATAGTATGCAGGCTATTTTTGTTGAACGCGCCGCCGCGAGCCGTTTTCACGCCGCGAGCGTTGAGAATATCGCATATCTCTTTTACGGTCTTGCCGCTGCTGTACAGCTTGAAAATATCAACGACAACGGGCGCGGTTGTTTCGTCAATCTCAAAATAGCAATCGGAATTGACCTTGTACCCTAATACGCGCTGACCGCCCAGCGCCTTACCCTTCAAGGCGTTTTCTCTCATGCCGCGCGTGATCTTCTGCGACAATTCAACGCTGTAATATTCCGCCATGCCTTCAAGCAGGCTTTCCATGATGATACTTTCCGGCGATCCGTTCAAATTCTCCATAGCGGAAAGAACCTTCACGCCGTTTTTCTTCAAGCGGGCTTTATAAATTGCGCTGTCGTAGCGGTTGCGGGTGAAGCGGTCGAGGCGGTACACAATGACGGCTTGAAACTGACGCTTTGCGCTGTCCTCTATCATCTTTTGAAAGGCGGGGCGGTTGTCCGTCTTGCCGCTGATAGCGCGGTCGATATAGGTATCAATTACGGCTATATCATTCGCTTTCGCAAACGCGTAACATTCCCGTAATTGTCCTTCTATGCTTTGTTCTGTCTGACGATCGGAGGAATAGCGGGCGTATATGACCGCGTTTAATGCTTCCGGCATTATTATTCCCCCTTCTGCCCATCTTCCCAACGCTTTATCCCTTGCACAAGTCCGGTATAAAAAGCCTTTTGTTCAGCTTCGGACAATTTAGAAACATTGTTAAACAATTCGTTCATCTGTTCAAGTAAAAGAGAAGAATTGCTTTCGCTGTTCACTTGCTCTTGGATTTTAGCTTGCAGATGCTTTCCAAATTGCGAAGCGTCATTTGAAAAATATCTTAAAAGCATACTTTCTATTGGCGTTCTACTTGTGGCGGGCTTTTCTTCGATCGCTTCAAGGTCGTTAAGGTTGTACTTTAACATGAAAAGCAATTCTTCAAGCGGTATTCCGGTAGCGTCAGACAGCTTGACAAACGTATCAAGGCTAATTGTCACGGGCTTACCCGTGCGCGGATCATAGCCTTTTTCGATACTGTCCAAATGCGTATGACTTATTCCGATTTTTTTAGCGTAATCACGAAGCGAAAGATCGCCACGCGCTTTCCGTATTGCCTTGCCTAATGCATTGTTATCCATACACAACACCGCCTTTTATCATATTGTAAACTACACACTACAATAAATCAAGACAAGCACAGAAAATTTACAAAATAATTTTGTTGTGTGCGCTTGACAAAACGCGCTTTGTTGTGTATGCTTTACATATAGGAGGTGGACGGCGTGTTAAACAGGGTAAAAGAGTACCGCAAGAAAAGAGGAATGACACAAGCGCAGCTTGCGGAGCGGGCTAATATTTGCAGGCCGTATCTTTCAGCGATTGAGAGCGGAAAGCAAACAAGAATTTCAAACGTTGTCATGTTTCAAATTGCCCGCGCTCTTCAAGAGCCGATCGACAATATTTTTTTTAGCAATTATGTTGTGTGCACACAACAAGCAAAGGAGGCCTAACACATGAGCGGGATAACGGTACAGCTTGACACAATGCCCGCGCCCGTCATGGCGGCGCATTGTCGGGGCTTGTTTGAAGCGATCGGAAGTTTCTTCGATGATCCGGACAATCAAGCGAAGTTCGAGGCATGGCACAAGAAGAAATACGGCTGCTTGCCGAAAGAAACTTCATACGGCAGGCCGTCAGAGGCGAAAGGAGCGTAAACAATGAGTAAGCGGAAAAAGAAGCGCGGCGGCGGTCGTTCCCCGTATGAGGGTTACGAAACGGAGGTATGGGGATCAAGCCCGATACAGATAGCCGCGATTGAAAAGGAATACCGGAGCATTGAAGAAGAAAGCTTCCAAATGGGCGCAGAGGATCGGGAGCAGAACCGCCGAAAGCTGGACTATTACGAATTTGCGTTAGACTTTGCCGCCCTTCCGTTGCCGCGCGGGATCATTACGGAGATCGCACGGGCGAATTATGCGACATATCTTGACGCATACAAGGGCAAGGCATTCAAGGCGCATATCATTTGCAAAGTTCTTTCGTTGGAGGGCGACGCGGTATGACAGGAAGCAGAAAATATAACTTCAAGTGTCAGAGTTTCCCGAACACGATTGAGCAGGAGCGCAGGCGGCGCGGCTGGACGGTTACGAAGTTGGCGGAGCTTTCCGGCGTAAGCCGTTATTCGATAGCAGCATATGAAACATGGGCGGCGGGCGGCATTGTACCGAAACAGCAGATGAAGAGCGTAACGGACACAACGGCGCAGATGATCGCGGACGCGCTGGAGGTTACGCCGGAACAGCTTTTCAAGCACTATGCGGAGGCGGCGGCAGAGCATAAACCGCGCGTTAAGCCTTTTTCAACAAGAGCGGAGCGGGACGGCGCAATATTGAAAGCGTTAGAGCCTGCAAAATATACGGCGCTGAAAATGTGCGGCGTTCTTCAATGCAAAGATGTATGGTGCGAAATGGACGACGTTATAGCGATCGCGTATGAAACCGTTGTTGAGGTTGCGGAAGAAGCGTTAGAAAGAGGGATCGCGGCGGGCGTTTGCTTTGACGCGATAGCTTGCGGAGCGGTCAAGAAGAAGTTTCTACGGCTACGCAAATATTACGGCGAGAAATGCCGGAAAGCCGATCTTGTGAGCTATGAAGCATATTTCCCCCTTCACGATCCGGCTTCTTCCTATCGCTTTGAAGATCGTTACGAGTTGCGCGAGGAATGCCGCGAGGCCGTCCGGACGCTTTCACCGGAGCGCCGCCGCGATCCATACATAGCGGAATTGCTGGAGGCAGTAGCATTATGAAAAAAGAGGACAAAAAAATAACGCCCATCGGCGGGCAACCGATGAACGTTAGGGCTGTACAACAGCTATTCACTACAAATAAATTATAGCAGTTGTACGGCCTTTTGTCAAGGCAGGAGGCCAAAAAATGCGAGCAAAAAGAAGAATTTTCGCGGGTAGCGTATGTGAACAGGAGGCGTACACCTTGCCGGATCGGACAAAGGACGTAAAGAAGGCAGAGCCGCGCCCACGGTTCAGCAGCGCGGAGGAATACGAGGACTTCAAGCAGCGGTTAGCCCGTCGAAATCATGCGCGAATGTTCAACGCGACGTTTTCCCCCGCTTCCCTCTATACCACAATCACGCTGGACAACGAACACGAAGTACATACCTTCGCCGAGGCGGACGGGATCATAAATCCGTTTTGGCGGCGGTTACGGCGGTTAAATCCGGACGCGCAAATAGCGCTTTACCCCGGCAGAGGCAAGACAACGAGCCGCATTCACTTTCACATGGTATCTAACGGGCTGACCGAAGAGCAGATACGGGAGAAGTGGGACGGCGGAACGATCATTCGTATTGAACACTTGCGGGAACACAATTACTACAACGGCGTGGATCACGGGCGGGATTATACAGGCCTTGCAAACTACCTTTTCGACCATTGGACACCGGAGAGAGGGACGCGCCACCATTACAAGGGTACGCGGAATTTGTGCCAGCCGGAGAAGGAAGCGGCGACGGAAGCGAAGCGGAAGTATTCCGAGAGCAAGCCGCCGCGAGCGCCGAAGGGTTACAGACTTGTGGAAGCAAAGACGAACCGTTACGGCTATATGTGCTTCAAGTACGTTCGCAGCGAGGACGCGGCGGAAGCGCCGCCGCCGAACAACCGGAAACGGCCTCTGAAATGCTGATTGCGGATCAGCCTTGAAGGCCTTGTAAATAAGTAAGGTTCGATAACCAACACTTTCTTTGAAGATGATTTTTTGTTTAATTCCCCGTCGCCTGCTTTAGATAGATCACGAAGGCGGCGAGCCGTCAAGAGGAACCTGGAATACCGGAGCGGCGCAACGCGGCGCGAGGATATGCCGCGAAAGCCTCTTTACGGTGAGTTGCCGGAGCGATAGAAGCAGGACGGCGGCGGGGATAACAAAAATCATCAGAGAAAGCACATAGACACACAGACAGCAACCAGCCCGCAGGCGTGTTCAATTCCTTTGAGCCTGTCCCCCTCCCAGCGGGAGGGGCGGAGGGGTGGGAGAAAAAGCAGACAGAAAGGAGAAACGGAAATGTATTTCAGAGTATGCCCGCATTGCGGTTGCGCCCTTGATCCTTCGGAAAGTTGCGATTGTCAGCAGGAACGGAGGAACGAAGAGGAAGAGAAAGCAGCGGAGCGCCGGAAGGAGGACAAAAACGCGTGAATATCTTTCAACGCATATTTGGGAGGGTAAAGCCGCCAGCACGGGAAACAAGCCGCGCGGAAATCATCGGCGGCGGGAATGCCTTTTCGGCATGGAGCGGGAACGCATACAGCAACGACATTTTCAGAAGCGCCGTTGACGCGATCGCCCGCAATGCTGCAAAGCTGAAAGGATCGCACATTATCAAGTATCGGGATCACGAACAGGTAACAGGCGATTGCAAGTTAAACCGCCTGTTACAGGTTGAGCCAAACCCGTATATGTCCGCTTTCGATATGCTGTACAAACTGTTTACCCACTATTTTCTGTACAACAACGCTTTTGCGTACATTCAGAAGGACGAACGCGGGCAATGCGTCGCCGTGTTCCCGCTCAATCCGGTTCATGCGGAGTTTTTGAGCGACACGGGCGGGGCGCTATATGTGCGCTTCATCTTTTCCGGCGGGCGTGAAGTCATTTTACCGTATGCGGATATTGTCCACCTTCGCCGCAATTTCAACGGGAACGATATTTTAGGCGATCCTAACGACGCGCTTTCCCCCGCGTTGCAGCTTGCCCACGCGCAGAATGAAGGCATTGTTTCCGCGATCAAGACAGGCGCGAGCATTCGCGGCATTCTGAAACGCACACAGCTTGCGAATGCCGACATCTTGAAGGAAATGCGCGAAAACTTCATACAGGACTATTTGAACATCAACAACAACGGCGGCATTGCCGTTCTTGACAGCGCCGCCGAGTATATCCCGATCGACAACAAGCCGTATGCGATCGACGAAAAGCAAATGCAGGCCGTGAAAACGAAGATTTACGACTATTTAGGCGTTTCGGAAGCGATCGTAAACAGCAGCTACGACGAAAACCAATGGGCGGCGTTCTATGAAAGCGTCATTGAACCGCTGGCGCTGCAATTAAGCCTTGAATTTACGCGCAAGCTGTTCAACGATCGGGAAAGAGCCTTCGGCAATTCTATTCTGTTCGAGAGCGGGCGACTTCAATTCACCAGCAACGCGACGAAAGTAAACTTGATCCGTGAAATTATGCCTATGGGCTTGCTTACGGTCAATCAAGCATTGGAAATTCTGAACCTTCCGAGCGTTTCCGGCGGAGATCGCCGCATTCAATCGCTGAATTACGTTGACGCGGACAAGGCGGAGGAATACCAGCTTGCAAAGGCAAAAGCGCCCGCAGCGCTGAACGGTGATACCGGAGCGGGAGCGGACGGCAAAAACGGAGAGAACGGAGGAACGCAGGCATGAAGGAAATTAGAGTATGCGAAATAAGAGCGGACGCGGCGGCGGCAGGCGCGGCGAAGGTTCTTAAATTAGAGGGTAGGCCGATTGTTTACGACCAGCCCACCACGATAAACGATCCGGCAGGCACGTTTATTGAAATTATCCGAGCGGGGGCGCTGGATCATGCGGACTTGTCAGACGCGAGATTGT